AGCATGATTTTTTGCCAATTTTTACCGTGTCCGCATTTCTTTTCACTTTCACCGTACAGGTTAAAATCTACTTGATGGGCCAATTCATGCGGCACAATTTCATGCGACATAATTGTGAGATATTCCGGGCTATGCAGCCAAAAATTAATGCCAAATTCAATACGATTGCTTTGTTGAAAACACAATCCTGCGGTAACTTTTAGTCTGCCGTTTAGTTTAATTTCCGGCATTTCAAAATGAGATAGTTCAGGATACAGCAATACAAATTTTTGCCAGTGACGCTGGCAAATTGTCCTGACCGTGTTGGTCAGTTCTGTGCGCTGTGATTTTGTGAGAGCCATGAAAAGATTATAGCACAGTGCGACAGGCCAACAAGCAACAAAATTTCATTAGCATATAGCAAAAAGTTGCTTGCAGCCTGTTGACACCAGCAAATTTTATGTGATAAAATTGGCGCCCGGATTGCCTAAAAATTAGGCAACCTTACTTTTAAATGGTAATCTTTTGCGCTGGAAATTGGATTGAACCGTCATATTCTAATTGGTCGCGCTCATAACTGGTAAGATAATCGTCCTCATGCAAACTCCAATCAATAATCCATTCACGGAAATATTCATTGTCGCATTCAATTTGCGGTTTAGCACGCAAAATCAGGTTATGCAATGAAACATAATCGACACGCTGAACATTTTCAATCACATAATCGTTCCCGCCTTTAGCCTTCCAGTAAGGCTTATCGGCATCGCCATAGTTTTCCATTACTTGAGTTTCGATCACGATTTTCATATAAAACCCTTTTAGATATACTCTGACCCGCCGCCATAATCTTCATCAGTACCCCAGCCTGCGGATGCTAGTGCATCTGAATCATCATTATAGTCCGGTTCTGAATCACTGTCAAGCGGAGCGATTCCGCTTTCGATTGCTTCCATAACCCAAGACTCGGGAATGTCGAGCCATTTAGCAATCTCGGCCACAGTCATGCCATCTTCAATGCCATCACAGATATTCATTTCAAGATCAGTCATTTTACTTCCTCACAATTTCACGAACAAGGTACACGGAAATGTTATATTTTGCAACCAGTTGCATGATGGTCATGCCCAGTGCATAGTCACGCTCGATCAGGGGAACCGCTTGTTCTAGACTCATTTCATTTGCTCCGTTCAACATGGAAACAGTATAGCATACCGAGCACAGTGTACAAACGACTTTTTGTTATTAGCATATAGCAAAAAATTGCTTGCAGCCTGTTGACACGCACAAAAATCATATGATATAATTTGGCGCGTCAAGTGTGGTATTTTTACCACACTTGAATTTCATTTAATGAACCTGAACAGAATCCAACATTTTACCACGAAAATTGCAGCCACTACACCGGTGGCCACAATAATTTCACAATTAGTCATAGTATACCTCAGAGTTACGATCCAGCCATTCTACATATTCTTCCTGAATTGAGTCATACTCTTGCTCATGGAAACGCTCTTCCATTTGTCGCAGAACATCATCAGGAAAACCTTCTTCAGCATAACGCTCATCCAGCCATTCTGGCTGGGTTTCCGTCCAAGAATCAAACATAAACTCAAGATGGCTCAGCCATTTTTTGCTAGATTCGTCAGAGTAGCAAGGCTCTTCATAATCATAGCGTGAATCATAGTAATAACTTTCAGGGGTTTCGACGATCTTCATGTTTGCTTCCTTGTTTCAATGTGTCTATTATACAGGAACCAGTTGCTGTGTCAACAGGTTCCTGTGTCAACATTGTAAATTAATAGCGTGATTCTGCAAGTTCACGCAGTTCACGGTTAGCATCTTCCCTGTCCTGCTCAAAGCATTCTTCCAGAATCTTTTGGGTATCGTCAAAGAACCCATCATCATAGAAGTCCTCGCAGGTCACAGCACAATCAAAATCGTCAAACATCACAACCTCCTGTTAATGTATAAACATTATATCATGCAATCCTGGGCCATGCAAGCCCAGGATTTTTATTGTTACGCTGCGATCCACTCCTGCTCATCACGGAACAGCAAACCTTCTGAACCATCATATTCATCCATCACAAACTGCCTACCTTCACGCACCCACAGCACGCCCAGATCATCCATGTTGCCATCCCAACGATAGGTGTCCCACAGGTAGTCCGTCAGGGCATCCGTACCCAAACCGTTTTCCATGTTTTCCAGTGATGCAGCAACCACCGGGTCAAACATGGCTTGCATACGATACTCACGGTCAAGCCCTGTCGAGAAGCCACGACCGTAGTCGTTGGTCAGTACCACAGCCACAAAACCGTCACGCTTCAATTTGGCAACCATCACAATCTCCTGTTAACGTGTGAACAGTATAGCACAGCCATAGATTTGTGCAAGCATTTTTCGATTGTATTTTTCTATTGCGTTTTCGGGTTGATAGAAAAATACAATCACGAAAATACTTGACAACAGGGGGGTTATGGGACATAATGAATGATTGTGTGCTGATCACCCACACACACGTAAATCATGAAAAACAAAACCAAAACCCTCACGGTGCCATCACCCTAATAAAAAACACACTTGCCATACATGCATAACCATGTTATACTGTAAAAAATTTCTCGAGGAATACAATGCTGCCCCAAACCAATCCCGCCGAGGCACTGCAAATACAGCCAGAACAATTGGAAATAGCCAATTGTTATTTACAATGTGGAAGTGTGGCCGAAACTGCCGACAATCTACAACTGTCACCCGAAACCGTAGCAAACACACTCCAGCTGCCACATGTCAGAGCGTACACAGCTCAGCTATTCATGGAAACTGGCTTTGCAAATCGTCACACTATCCGTCGCGCCATGGACGCTGTCATACGCCAAAAACTGCAAGAACTGCATGAGTCAGAAACTGGATCCAACAAAGACATTGCCGACCTACTGTTACTATCACATAAAATGTCTATGGATATTTTAGATCGCGAACTGCAACTGGCCAAACTGCAGCAGCAGGTAACTGAGAGTCAGGTCAAAACACAAACCAACATACAAATTAACGGTGGTTTAACAGACAACACACAGTATGCTAAACTAATTCAACAGTTACTGGAACGAGATGCTGGAGATAAGTAAACCTGATATACATGGCGACTACTTAATAAACTATTCAGCATCTAGTCGTTTTTTAAAGCTGCCAGTACAACCTTACCTAGAACTGCTCGGTATCTACGACTCGCTCAATCGCCCACAGTGTGCACTAATCAATGCAATTAACAGTCCACAGTATCGTTTTGTGGTAGCTGCACTAGCCAGACGATTAGGCAAAACTTATATAGCCAATGTGTGTGGTCAACTGGTCAACTTAATGCCTGGGTCGAATGTATTGATCATGAGCCCTAACTTTAGTTTAAGCTCTATTAGTTTTGAACTGCAACGACGACTAATCAATCACTTTGACCTAGAAGTTGCACGTGACAACTTAAAAGACCGATTAATTGAACTTTCAAATGGTTCAACTATTCGTATGGGTTCGATTTCAACTGTTGATAGTTGCGTTGGCCGATCGTATGATTTAATTATATTTGATGAAGCCGCACTTAGTTCGGCTGGCGAAGCTGCTTTTAATGTAGCATTACGACCCACACTAGACAAGCCCAACTCAAAGTGTGTGTTTATTTCAACTCCTCGTGGCCGATTAAACTGGTTTTCACAGTTTTATGATCGTGGTTGGAGTAGTCAGTTTCCTGAGTGGATCTCACTACGTGCAGACTATTCAGAAAATGCTAGAATGAGCGTTAGTGATGTTGAAGAAGCCAAACGTACCTTAAGTTCGGCTGAGTTTGAACAAGAGTATCGTGCCAGTTTTACAGTATTTCAAGGGCAAATATATTCGTTTGATCGTGAGCGTTCTGTTTCGGAACCACCACCCGACCTACGCGGTGAGTTTATAGCTGGCTGCGACCCTGGCTATCGTGATGCTACCGCTTATGTGGTGGTGTGTTATGAACCCAGTACAGATTGTTTTTGGGTAGTAGATGAATATGTTGAAAGTGGGGTGCCTACATCACAACATGCTAGTCATTTTCAAACACTTAATTCGCGCTGGGGTGTAGAAACTGTGTTTATTGATTCTGCAGCAGCACAATTTGCAGCTGACTTAGCTTATCAGTACAACCTAGCAACTACTCGTGCTCGCAAAGATGTACTACCAGGTATCGCCTACGTGCAAAACTTAATTGAAAATAACCGACTTCGTGTTGCACCCAACTGTACTCATACACTAGCCATGTTAGACCAATATCGTTGGGATACCGGCACTGCTCTACAGCGTGAAAGACCTGTACATGATTCTCACTCGCACATTGCTGACGCACTGCGTTACTGTTTGTATAGTTATACAGTCTAGGTAGCTAAAATTTTGTGTTGCGTGTTTGTTGCTGACCTGATATAATAGCTCTAGAATTGTGAAAAATCATGCAATATGGCAATTAATACTAATAAACGGATCCCTGTAAAATGGGTCCGTGACAAAGCAAAACGGGCTTACGAAAAGCAAGCGCATTGTTATGTGTGCGGTACCGCTAGCAATTTAGAGCTACATCACCTGCATTCTGTTACTTATTTACTAGATACCTGGGCTGCTGCTCATGGTTATGATATAAGTACTGATTCGGGGATCTTAGCTGTAAGAGATGAATTTATTCAAGAACATCATGCCGAGCTATATGAGCAGG